CCGAGAGGCATTGCATCTGAGAAACTTCCTTGACCAAAAGGATAAACAAGGAACACTGCTGAGGCAGCAGCAACAGGAGCGGAATATGCCACACAGATCCAAGGGCGCATACCAAGACGGTAAGAAAGTTCCCACTCACGACCCATATAAGCAAAGATGCCAATGAGAAAGTGAAAGATTACCAGTTGGAAAGGACCTCCATTGTAAAGCCATTCATCAAGTGATGCGGCTTCCCAAATGGGGTAAAAGTGTAGACCGATTGCGTTTGAACTAGGAACAACTGCACCAGAGATGATGTTGTTACCATACATGAGTGAACCAGCTACGGGTTCACGGATACCATCGATGTCCACAGGGGGAGCAGCGATGAATGCAATGATGAAACAGATAGTTGCTGCGAGCAACGTAGGAATCATCAGAGTACCGAACCAACCGACATAGAGACGGTTTTGTGTAGACGTTACCCATTCACAGAAGTTCTGCCATGGGGATGTAATAGAGCGTGTAAGTGTTGCCATTGTATTGAACAAAAGTAAGACCATCAGGGAATGGTGGAGTTACTATTTCTCTATCACCCTAAGATAGAGATATGAAAGACTGTTGTTTAGACACGCTGTTTAGTCTTGGTAAGGCGTGTTGGGTGGTGAGGAAACCCTCACCTGACCATGTATTTATATTACACCCTTTAGGAATGTCTGTCAACCCTCCCCTCTAAAGCCACTTGACGGACTGTCCATTTCCCTATAGACTAGGCTTGTCTGGGTTGATAGATAAGTTATAAGTTAGTAACGAAACTGTTCAACATAACTTAGTACTTTATTGAGATATTCATCTGCTAGATATTTTTTTGATGATAACTCCTGTCTTTCTTTAAGTTCATTTTTAAGATTATAAACCTTCGAAAGGATTTCATATCGAGTCAATTGTCCACGAGGCATGATTAAATATTCGGTTTGACTTCTCTATCTATAAATGATTTTCTTTTCTCCCACGTATCTTTATCACCATAGACGTGACCTTTGATGTGAGAAGGATTAATGCAATTAGGATCCTCTACCATTCCACAGACTAAATTTGATAGTGTTTCTGGGTCTCCTACTTTTCCTGTTGCCCAGTAGTGAACTCCATCTATCCATGTAGCTTGACAACGAGGACATTTTTTTGGGTCCATTATGTTTGTAGCGATACTGTAATATATATTTACCACCAGACAATTTTCTCACAGAATTCTAAGTTTCTAAATACTGATACAATATAATAAAAGATAATGAAAAAATGTTTCTTTATCTTTGGTATGTTCTTGATGGCGGCACCAGCTAATGCCGATCTTACTCATAAAATTTCTTCTTCAGTTCAACTCCAAGTTGATTCCGCAGCTTCACAAGCTCAAAGAATTGGTTCTGAATACTCTGTATCCGGTTCTAACATTACTTTAGGTACAGCTGGTGGTCTTGCTAGCCTTACTTCAGGTACTGGAGTGGGATATACACCAGCAGACTATTCAATCACAACAGCTGGGGCAGCATTCAATTTCACAGAGTCATTCATCCAAGGTGATGCAACTCCAGCGGCAACTACAGTTACGGCAGGTGTTACACCAACTCTTCCCATGCTTGGAAACACAACAACCACAGCTGGTGGTGTTGCTGGCTCTTTGGCTGGTACTATTACTGCTGCCGGCGCAATGACACTTACTGCAGGTGGTGCTGGAACAAGTGCTACAGGTCAATACATTTCCGAAGTTACTATTTTTTAAGGTAATTGGCATGAAGAGAACAATCTTTATCGGATTGTTTCTTGGTATGATTCAGGGACTGTCTCAACCTGTTAGAGCAGTTCCTGTCGTACCAAACTTTACTCAAGGTAGTATGACATCTCGTACCGAAACCACGAGTATTGTTCAAGAAACAATCAACTCAATGGATTACAACACAGGTTATCAATACACTGCAACTGGATCAGGTATTACTGCATCAGGTAATTTATCACCAGGTACAACATCAAATACAGTAACAATTGAAGGAGTGACTTCATCATGGACAGGAGTAGGGGCAAGACCGTCGTTCGCACAAACAACACCGGGTGGGGCGTTTCAATTTACAGAAACCTATCGCGGTCCTGGTCTAACCAATCAGACAATCATTCAAAGAACAACAGAAATAGAAAGCGTAACCGACACAACGTCTATCTTCACTCAATAATTAGTTTAGTATCTGCTAGTATGTTATCTCCAACGGTAGCACTAGCAGAGAGTGTTGGTGGTGTGTCAGCTACTGCTTCACCTGTGGCCAACTCATCTGGTAGTGTTACTAACCAAGCCATTCAAGTTTTACAAGGACCTTACATTACAAATACCTATGGTGGAGGTATATCATGTCAAGGTCCTACTCTCAATATCACACCGTTTGTAACTGGTTCTATATCAGCTGCTAAACCTTATGAAGCATACTTTGATGACCCAGTATATGATATGAGAGATTTGAACGAGGATGGGTCTCTAGACAACCCTGGAGACATTTTATACTATGTTCCTACTAGAACTGGTCAAAAGGATAATTACAACCTCTCTCTGGGGTTCTCAGCCACCTGGTCTAAACCTTTAGATAGTAAGTTGCAAGACCAATGTAAAGAAGCTGCTGCTGCAAACATAGCATTGTTACAACAAGCCTCTGCAAATAAAAGATTAGACTTTGAAATTGCAAGACTTAAAAACTGTGGTGAGTTGATGAAAGCTGGAATTTATTTCCATCCTAAAAGTCAATACGCTAAAATATGTTCTGATGTTATTGTAACTAATGCAGGTGGAGTTATTCCTCCTCATAGACACAGCATTCCAAGACCTCCTGGACCAACATCTACTAACGCAGAAGACCTTGGTGGTGTGATTGACTAAAAAGCTTTAGACAGAGATTGCCATATCCAACCAGTACAAATATATTTTAATCCACTTGTGGGTGGATGACCTTTATGTGCCATGGTCCAAGTAGCAGGAAACAGTATCAACTTACCAGTCTCTGGTTTTATATGTGTCCCATCATAAAATTCTGTAGTTCCTCCTTCAGTTGTGTTTAGATACCAAAGAAAGGTGATAATTCTCATGACATTGAGACCATCATGATTTACTTCTGACAACGCATCATGGTGCCATTGATATCCAACTCTACCTGGTACTGTTCTTTGTATCTGATACCCACTATCATATGAAACAATATCTGAACCAGGTATTTTATCAACGTAATGGTTCTGAATATATGGTTTTGAATATTTCAAAAGACATTCATAAAATATTTTATCCTCTTCTTCCCAATCAGGTCTTCCATAAAAACATAAATCAATAGAATTTTTTATCTCTGTATCAACACCATCAGAAGTTGTACCGGGTTCCTTGGTACTGTCCTTCTCAAATTTTTCTATTACATGCTTACAAAAATCTTCATCTAATGTATTATGATGTTCTTCAAAAAAATCCATAATTTTATTTTGGTTTTACTACTGATCTTAATTTCCGTATAGCTTCAGTTCTTTCACGTTGAAGTTCTCTACGTTCTGTTACTGATAGAAGTACAGATTCCTTTCCTCTCATTGTTGCAATTTTTTTGATTACCTTTTTGACTGTAGGTTTGACTACCTTCAGTAAGATATCCGCAAGAGGTTTTGCAATGAGTGCTGAGGTTGTTGCAATGACTGCGATACCACCAACAGATGCTACTTGTCCACCACTAGGAAGACCCGCAACAATCTGTTGAGGTATACCTACTGGCTCTGTAATTTGAACACATTCATTACCTAACAATTTATAATCAACAATTCTCTTCCTAAAACCATTGATGTATGTACCAACAGGTTCTATCATTTCCTGTTGAGGTGTAGGACAATCAACCTTTGGTGAAGAAGGAAGAGTAGGTATAGATGGTATTACTACCGGTTCTACCTCTGGTTCTTCGGGTTCTTCTGTCTTTGGAATATCTGGAACCTTAGTTGGTAGTGTCCTTATTGGTTCAAACTGAATAGGATTAAAACTAGGGAGCCCAGAATCACAAAACGTAAGTACTCCTCTCGGGTCATCTTGCAATAAGTTGTTATTTGAACTGTTTGATTCATGTGCTTCTACACACCCAGGTACATCAACAATAGGGAAACCTATTCCTGTTGTTACTGGAGGAGTACGTGGAAGAGAAACTGTAGGTGATACGATATAACTGGGAAGTTCTGGTACGTCTAAATTCCTTATGTTTATTTCACGAATTTCCATCAGTCATTATCAAAAATACTAAAGATAGAAGAAAATATGGTGTGAAAAATTACATACAGAAAAAATTTATTTTCAGTATCACTTTTTTTCTTGGGTCTTCTTTTCCTGATAGCTTTTGAGTTAGCACTTATCATAACATAATTTGTGCAATAAGTAAATTTATTTAGGTCACATTACATCAAAAAGGCAATACCCCACCAGTAGAACTTGGTGCTGAAGGTAGTATATCACCAGTTGCACCAGGAATTTCTGGTAGTGCAGAGTCAATCATACCAGGAAGTGCTTCTGTAATTGCTTCTGTTGCTGCAGTAGTAACCTGCTCTTTTACACTCTCAATGAGTCCTTCTCTATTGAAGTAAATGTAAGCTCCACCACCTACAACAGATGCTGTTCCTACAAATGATACTAGAGCCAAAAGATTAATTAGACCTTGCATTAGTTCTTACCTTTTGTTATGGGCCATGTTATATGTAGACCATAACAAAGTAGTGTCACAAATCCGAACACAAATAAAGATGCCATATTACTCCTGATGAATACTACAAGTTAGTTCACATGTCTCTCCACCAAACTCGGAGGCGGGTATGAATAGTGCTCTGGCATAGATACCACTGTTGCCCCATCGTGCTCTTATATATTGCATGGTATTTTAGGTCCTGTAGGTGACAGTATATCTCTTCTACCCCACCTCTTTAGATTACCCAATACACTACGCTGTTTTTGTAGTTCAGGGGTCCTGTAGTCGGCTAGGTAGTCATGCTTACCCTTATTACTTTCAGCAATCTTCTTCTTATGGTCTTCCGTCTTTGCGAGACCTTTGTTACTACTCTTTCTACCACCTAATATTGACCGGGCCCTTTGTCTCTCTTCATCCATCTGATTAGACAGAGACTTATATGCAAACAAGTCTTCTATCTTACCATACTTTTCGTATAATGTCAAGTGGGCTTGGGCGTGTTCTTCTATAGACAACAACACAAGGTTGTCCGGGTCATCAGTGCCGCCCATATGGCGTGGTATCTTATGGTGTTTATGCATAGTATATTATACCATAGTTCCATTCTTTCGTCTAATCTCTCGAAGCAATTCGAGGTCCATGTTTTTTGTGCCGCCATCGTAGGCCAACGCATAGCCCTCGGCAATCATTTGCTCATTGAGCGACAGTTCGTCGAGGCCAATGTATAACCAGCCAAGAAGACGACCATATTTGCCGACGCCACCAACAAGTTCAGTCCTAACAGACAACTCATCATCACCAGCGATAGCCCCTTCGAGTTTTTCTTTGAGCCAGTTGGTTGCTTCGA